GCTGCGCACTCGGCTGCTGGCCGAAGCCCTCGCCCTGATCACAATAGAACACCAGGGGCCAGGTGGATTGCGATCCACCGATATTCTGCACGATCGCAATGCCGACGACGGGCGCGGTCGTTGTCAGTGAAGTCCACGGCACAGGCGGCGCCAGCGCGTAACCATCACTGGCTGTGAGCCCGGATAGTGCTACCGGTGCCCCGAGCAGCTGCGCGCCGCTGGGGATATTCGCCAGCGTCGTGTCGTTCTCGTAGTCAGGTGTGTAGCCAGCGCCCACCAGCATCACGGCAAACGATCCCGTGGTCCAGTTGAACGCACCGGTGATCATCTTCTGCTTGATGCCTGCGTAGATCCCGCTCATGGCTAGTTCTTCCGCCGGCCGTTGGCGAAGTAGTTAAAGCGCCAGCGGCCTGGTCCATCGGTGTATTCCGCATCCGCGATCGCGCGGGCCTCAGCAATGCCACGGGCAAACATCCGCCCCTGATACTGCGCGAGCTGCGGCGAGCTCCAGGGCTTGGAGGGTTGCATCAGGAGCCGGGCCAGCGTGCCAGCCAGAATGGTCTCAAACCAGTTGGAGAACAGGTTCACTGGCAGGTTGGTGTTGAAGTTGATCGGCTTGAGTGCCAGCAGCACTTCACCCCAGCGCGGGTTGGCCGGGTATTCAAGGTCGCGGATCGTCGCCGGCGGGATCACGTGCGACTTGTGCAGACCGTTATATCCCAGCACCCAGGCGACCAGCCATGTCTCGTCGTATGGGTTGAGATCGATCTCCTGCACGCCCGCTGCCATCTGCCAGTTCATGATGCGGCGTTCGCAGGTCGAGCGGATATAGAAATCCTCAACCGCGTTCCATGCCATCATCTGCACGACCGGCAGCGTCACACCGGGCAATGTCGCTTGCACGTTGTCATAGAGCCGGTTGACGTTCGGGTCAGAACCGAGGAAGCCCGATGAGTTATAGGTCGGTGTCGTCGTCTGGCTCATGACATCACCTGCATCAGCTGACTGACGAACTTGTTCATGAGCGTGACCGCGCGGTTGTTGTCAGCGAAGGTGTCTTCGCGCAACTCGCTGCGGCCGACGATGTAATAGAGGAAGGCCGGATAGACCGAGCCGTCGAGCGGGAACGCCGTGCTACCGCTGACATCGGCCTCGACATATTGCGGGATGGTGTTGCGCAGACCGATACCGAGAAACAGATCCGGCCGCTTGATGCGGGCCTGTTGCATGGCGTCGTTGAACGCTGCCAGCAGATCGGCATCCGCGTAACGAGTCGTGGGTGTGCCCAGCGTATCACTGAGCAGCACCCGCGCCTCGCCGAACAAACCACTTATCGTCAGGGCCATGAGATACTCCAGGGCAAGGTGGGGATGAGCCCACCTTGCACTACAGTAGTGTTAGCCGCGGACGCCGTAAAGCTGAGCCAGCGCGATGCCGTCCAGCACCTGCGCGCCGTAGACCTGCAGGCCACGCAGCAGCGTGCCGAAGGTCTGCTCTGACCGGAGCGTCTCGACCTTGGAGATCTGCGACGCGAAGGTCAGGCCGTGCGGGTGACCAGCGAACATATAGAACGCGGTCGCGGATCCCTCAGCGGCTGTCGGCAGCAGGTTCGACGCGTAGAGCGTGAACCGGTCGATCATGCCAAGACGCCCGTTGCGCAGGAGCGAGCTGCCGTCGCCGGAGATGCTCGCATTGCGGAGGTCGGACTTCTTGACCATGCCCGCGAACCAGGGCGGGATGATCAGCCAGCGGTCAGACTCAGGGATGTTCTGCTCATCGAGCACGGTGCCCATGTCAACGATGTAGTTCAACACCGTCGAAGGGGTGATCACGGCCGGCGTGCCGGTCGTGCCGAGGTCGATGTTCTGCGAGATCTTCCCGGCAGTCGTGCCCATGTTGTTGGAGTTGGCGCCGTTCTGCAGCTGGTTGGCCAGAACGCCAGTGTCGATGGTGATCTTGAGCTGCTCGGCAGCGTCATCGGCCCACATCGACAGCAGGTTCAGGTCCGCCTGCAGCTCGAACACATCGTCCAACACTTCGTTGAAGTATTTGGCATAGCTGATGTTCAGCTCGACGGTGCTGGAGCTCGGGCGCTCCACGACCAGCTGCTGATCAGTCGTGTAGTCGCGGATCGTGATGGTCGGCTTGGTGCGGATCTTCACCTTGTCGCCCATGTTACGGATCTCGCCCTCGTAGTCCGTGTTGGCGATCGCAGCCAACACAGTCGCCGAGTAGAACTTCTCGATCAGCTTGCCTGACCAGATTTCCGGGATAAAGACGCCACCGGCAGCTGCGCCGGAGTAGGCGGGACTTTCAGTTGAACCGCTATACGGGGTTCCTACGGTGATAGCCATTGTCGGGGCTCCTTAGAGCATGTGGGGTTAACGGATACGCCCCTCCGCCATGGCCGCATGGATGTCCTGCTCGATGGCCAGCTTGCGGGCTGGATCATCGCGGTATTTCCCCTGCGTCACATCGCGGTAGAAGCGCGAGATGTCGGTCTGCGTCCACATGCGTTTCTCTCTCGAAGCGCCGACTGGTCCCGGTCCGCTGGTGCGGCCAGGAGCAACAAACGCCTCAAGCGACGTGGCATCCGCTCCCGTAGGAGTCTGGGTGCTTGGCGTCGGTGAAGGCGTATTGACAGCGGTATGCTCAGCGATGAACGCCTTGAACAGCGCCTTCATGCGGACGGCATTGCCTGCATCGAAGGCATCGCGGAGCAGCTTCAAGCGCTGCTGCCCCGAGATCACGTCGGCGTGGTTCAGCCACGCCACAAATTCCTGATCGTCATTGACGACGCGCCACAGCTCGCTGCGGCCGTCCTTTGACTTGCGGCCCGTCATGTTGGCCGCAACACCGAGCTCGGCATCATTGTCGAGCGACAGCATGCCAGTCTGGCGCGCTGTCATCGTGGTGGACTTTTCCTGCGAGCTGCGCACGGTGCCGAGCTGGCCCTCCAGCTGGGTGATGCGCCCCTCGAGTTTATGCACAAGCGGCGCGACCCAGCGCACCGCGGCGTCGATCAGCTCCTGGCCGAAGTCCTCAATGTCCTTGGGTGTGGCACCGGATGGCGGTGTCAGCTCAGGCACCGGTGTGGGCTCCGCGCGTGGTGCGCTCATCGTCGCGACCAGGCGCTCCATGCTGGCGACCTGATTGTGCAGCGTCGGGATCTCGGCGTCGTATTTGCCCTGCAGGCTCAAATACATCTGCTTGTAGTCGGGCTCGTTCACCACCGGTGCGGGTGCGGGCGCCGCAACAGGCTCCACTACCGTAGTGTTTGATGGAACCTCAGCGACTGGCTCCACGATGGTTTCCTCACCATCGGCCGGTGCCGAGAACTGACGCGCAAGCGCTTCCGCGCGCTCCGCCTGACGGCGCACGGCAGCCGGAATATGGTTGCCATATTCGGCGTCGTTGCCCTTGATTTCGCTTGCCGTATCATCGAGCGGCATAACTTAAACTCCCTTCGCAGCGACGGCGCCAGGCGCCTTGACCTGCTGCTGTGGCTTGTTGGTGACGGCACTCTCGATGGCGACGGCGAAGTCGCGCATGCAGCGGGCATAACCCACCAGCATCTGCGCCTGCTCCGGCGAGGCATCGAGCGCGCGATTGGTCTGCTGGCGCGCAAGTTCGCGTATGCCATCGACGAAGACTGCCGTGGCTGGATATGCCCGCAACTGCCGGAGGGCTTCGCAGGCTTCTTGTCCGAGATTAAGGCTCACTCTGTATCCTCACTTTGTGCACTGTAGTCGGTGTCAGACGGGCCAGGTGTGCTGGCACGTCCAGGTCCAAGGCCGCCCTGTCGCACGCGCGAACTGATCTGGCCCAGGCCACTGCCACGGATCTGCTTCACGCCGGCATGTTGCGTCGGATCGACGCCACCGGCGGTCTGGGATCCACCCAGCAGGGCAGGGGCCTTCGCCGCCTTGCCGTAGTTGTTCAGTGAGTGCATGGCCTGGTTGCCACCACCCACCGCTGTCAGGCCCTTGCCAGTGCGTCCCACGACGGACCCGAGATGCTCGGTGTTGCCCGGCTTGCCGACGCTGCGCGCAAGCCCGCCTATGCCACCTGAATGGCCTACGCCACCACCCGCCTTGGTCACGGAGACAGTGGGGCTCACCGGTTTCGGTCCCATGTTGGGGACGCCTGGCAAGTAGCTCATGATCAGACTCCGCCCACGGCCCAATCGGTGGCGCCGCGCTTGCTGTCCTTGAGCGGGTTGAAGTCAGCCGAAAGGTTCGGCTTGCCGCCCTTCGGGTAGTGGCGTGAGCTGCCGGTCGGACCGCCGCTGCCGTCCGAATTGGCAGCACCGCCCTTGGTCATGTCGGCACGCTTCGAGGAGAGCAGCTTGTCATGCCCTGCCTCACCGGTCTTGTTACCGTAGTCTGTGCGCTGCGCCGCAGCGTCTGCTGTATCACGGGCCATTGGTGGGAACTCCTTGGTTGGGGCCTTGTCGAAACGCGTTGACAGGCGGCGCGTGGTCGGAGAGCCGTGCCGGCGTCGCCTGTGGCGGCTGATGGCCCTGTGCTTGGCGCCCGGCTTGCGAGGCGCCGGGGTTCTGTGCACCACCACTCTGCGGCTGCCCTGGGAAACCCGGCGGCGGTGCATTGAGCAGTTCTTCCTGCGCGCCCTGTGTCGCCGGCCCCGGCTTGATGCCGTGCATGGCGAGCCAGGTCATCGTCGCCTGTTGCTGGGCGGCCTGCGCCTGCTGCATCTTGACCTGCTGCTCGATCGTATCGTCGTCAGGCACGATGTCGTCGGGCAGGCCCATCCCCTGCGCAATCGAGCGCAGCACGCGGGCGCGTCCCAGCTGGCCCACGATCTGCTGGTCGATCGGGTTGGCGGTGATCTGCAGGAACTGCAGCTGCTTCTGCCGTTCGGTCTCTTTCTGCACCGAGACATGCACGCCGTTGA